CGCATCATCTGCCGCACCATGGATGCGCCCGAGCGCATCGTCGGCTTCGAGATCGGCCACGCCTTCATCGACGAGTTCGATACCCTCAAGACCGAAGCCGCCCTGGACGTCTGGCGCAAGGTCATGGCGCGGGTGCGCCAGAAACTGCCCGATGGCTCGGCCAACCGCATCCTGGTGGCCACCACGCCCGAGGGCTTCCGCGCCACCTACCAGCTGTTCGCGCGCGAGGCGCGGCCCGGCTACGAGCTGATCACCGCCAGCACCCAGAGCAACGCCGCCAACCTGCCCGAGGGCTACATCGAGTCGCTGCGCCTGCGCTACCCGCCGCAGCTGATCGAGGCCTACCTGGACGGGCGTTTCGTCAACATGGCCTCGGGCGCGGTCTATCCGGACTTCGACCGCCGCCTGAACCACAGCGATGCCCAGCTGCGCGAGGCCGAGCCGATCCACGTCGGCATGGACTTCAACGTGCACCGCATGACGGCGGCCATCAGCGTGATCCGCGATCAGCGCCCGGTCACGGTGCAGGAGCTCACCGGCGTGCGCGACACCCCGGCCATGGCGCAGATCCTGGTGCAGCGCTTCGCGCAGCGCGGCCATGCGGTCACTGTCTACCCGGACGCCAGCGGCGCCGCCCACCGCAGCGTCAACGCCGCCGAGTCGGACCTGAGCATCCTGCGCCAGGCGGGCCTCGCGGTGCGGGTCGGTCACAGCAACCCGGCGGTGCGCGACCGGCTGAACGCGGTCAACGCGCTGATCCTCAACGATGCCGGCGAACGCCGCTGGCAGATCAACACCGAGCGCTGCCCGGCGTTGACCACGGCGCTGGAGCAGCAGGCCTACGACGAGCGCGGCGATCCAGACAAATCCTCCGGCCACGACCACGCCGTCGATGCCGTGGGCTACTTCCTCTGCCAGCGCTGGCCCGTGACCCGGCGCAGCGCGGTGCAGTCGGCGCTGTCCCTGTATTGAAATCCCGATGAGTATCGACACCCACCTGCCATCGTTCGCGCGTGTCTCGCCCGAGGTGCGCGCCCAGACCGAGCAATGGTCGCTGATCGACGCCTTGCTGGCCGGTACCTCCGGCATGCGCGAGGCCGGCCAGCGCTACCTGCCCAAGCGCCGCCTGGAAGCCCTGGAAGACTACGAGGTGCGCCTGCGCACCGCCACCCTGTACCCGGCCTTCTCGGAAACCGTGCGCGCCATGGTTGGTCGCGTGTTCACCAAGTCCTTCCAGTATGGCAACAACATCCCCGCCCCCATCCGCGAGGACCTGATCCCCGACATCGACCGCGAGCAACGCAACCTGCAGGAGTTTGCCCGCCTGTGGTTCGAGGACGCGCTGTGCTACGGCCTGTCGTTTGCCTGGGTGCTGGCGCCCGAGCACCAGCCCAACGTGCAGGGCCACGCCACCCGCAGCGAGGAGCGCCAGGCCGGTCTGCGCCCCTACGTCAAGCTGGTGCGCCATGACCAGGTGATCGGCTGGCAGAGTGAGGTCACCGGCGGTGTCGAGCGCCTGATCCAGGTGCGCATCCGTGAGACGGTGCAACAGCCCGAAGGCGAGTTCGGCATGGCCTGGCGCCAGCGCATCTGGGTGCTGGAGCCGGGCCGCGCACGCAGCTACACCCAGACCGACAGCGCTGCCGAGCCCAGCGGCTGGGAAGAACGCGAATGGCCCATGGTCGCCGGCGGCCAGCACCTCTCAGAGATCCCCCTGGTGCCGCTCTACACCCGCCGCACCGGCTTCATGCAGGGCCAGCCCCCCTTGATGGAACTGGCCCACCTCAACGTCAAGCACTGGTGGCTGCAGTCCGCCCTGGACAAGCTCCTCGACACTGCGTCAGTTCCCATCCTGGTGCTCAGCGGTGTGGACGAAGGCGAGGTGCTGATCGGCGCCAACACGGCGATCCACCTGCCGGCGGATGGCGATGCGCGCTATGTGGAGCACTCGGGCGCGGCGATCGCGGCCGGTCGCCAGGCCCTGCAGGATCTGGAGGAAACCATCCGCCAGGCCGGCGCCAAGCTGCTGCAGCGTGCCGACGCCACCCAGACCGCCGCGCAGGCGCGCGAGGAAGCGGCCAAGGAGATCAGCCGGCTGGGCGTGATGGCGCAGGGCCTGGAGGATGCGCTGGACATCGTGCTGGCCTGGCTGGCGCTCTGGATGGGACTGGGGGACGACGGCGGCAACGTCGAGCTGCACCCGAACCTGGATCCGGACTTCGCGCCGACCGACTCGATGCAGATCCTGCTGCAGATGGCCAGCGCCGGCAAGCTGTCGGATGCGACGCTGTTCGCCGAAGCGCAGCGGCGCGGTCTGGTCAGCGACGACCTGTCCTGGGAGCAGGAGCAGGGGCGCATCGGGCGGCAGCCGGATGGGGAGTTGGGATGAAGCCGCTCACAGCCAGGGAAGAAGCCCTGGCGCTGGCGCTGATCGACGAGCAGATCGCGGCGCTGCGCGTGGCGGGCCGGATGACGGCACGGTTGCAAACGCTGATCGATGAGCTGGACCGGCAGCTGCGCCGGGAACTGGTCGAACCGCTCGGAGAAGCGCCGCCACTGCGTGAACGCATCGCCAGGATCGAGCAGGCGATCGAGGACGGCGCTTCGCACTGGCAGGGTCTGATGCTGGCACTGGTGGTGGAGTGGCTGCCCGGATTCCAGTCGGCGACGGCGCGCAACCTCGCAGCGGCGTTGCCGGCGACACGGACGCTGCAGTGGCCGGAGCTGTCACAACGGATCGACCCGCTGGCACTGAGGATTGCTGGCCAGCCACTGGCGCACTGGCTGCGCGGCCACACGCGGGATCTGCGGCGCACGATGGTGCAGGCGCTGCGCACGGATGTTCCGACAGGGGACGTTGGCCTGCTGGACCGCCCGCGCCGCCAGCTGCAGCAGCTCGTGCACGCGAGCGTCATGAGCATCGCCAACCAGCAGCGCGAGGCCCTGTACCAGGCCAACCCGAAGCTGGTGCGCGGCCTGCGCTGGCTGGCCACGCTCGATGGCCGGGCCTGCCTGTTCTGCGCGGCGCGCGACGGTCAGGTGTACGAACTCGACCACCGGCCGCGCGGTCACGATCTGCCCTGGGACGGTGGTCCGGGCGCCTGCCACTTCGGCTGCCGCTGCGTCAGCCTGCCGGTGCTGGCGACCTGGCGCGAGCTCGGCGTCGACATGGACGAGGCGCCCGGCACCCGTGCCAGTCAGGACGGTCAGGTCCCCGCCACGTTGCGCTTCGAGCAGTGGCTGCAGTCGAAGCCGGTCGCGTTCCAGGAGCGCTGGTTCGGCCCCGGCCGCGCGCGGCTCTGGCGCGCAGGACAACTCACCCTCAGCGAGTTGCTCAAGGTCCGTCTTAGGTGAACACCTAACCCAGAAACATGTGCTTTATATAACGGGCGCTATGTTAAGTGTAGCGCCAAGGTTTCACCTAAAACGGGCGCCATCCGGCTGTAGTGCGCGCCTGTATGGGTGTCGTGTCGCCCCCGCAGTGGGTAACTCGCCCGGGCCGCACTGATTCGTCGGCTGAGTTACCCACTGCTGCCTAACTCTTAAGCAGCCGGGCGAATCGCCCTCTGACTTACCCACTGCCCCCGTTTCCCCCCGAACGCCACCCGGCCCCTGGTCTGGTGGCGTTTCTGTTTGCCACCCCCTGTCCTTACCAAGGAGAACCTCCCCCATGCAACTCAAGCTCGACGACCACGGCCACGCCGTGCTGCAGGATGGCCTGCCGGTGTACCTGCACCCCGATGGCCAGGAACTGCCCTTCGATGCGGCCGCCACCCTGGCGACGCTGACCCGCCTGAACCGCGAGCGCGACCAGGCGCGTGGTCAGGCCGAGAAGGCCCAGGAGCGCCTCAAGGCCTTCGAGGGCATCGACGATCCCGGTGCCGCGCGCGAGGCCCTGAGCACGGTCGCCAACCTGCAGCACAAGAAGCTCGTCGACGCCGGCGAGATCGATCAGGTCAAGGCCGAGATCGGCAAGGTGTTCGAAGCCCGCCTGGCCCAATCCGAGCAGCGCGCCGGCCAGCTCGAGCAGCAGCTGATCGACGAGCGCATCGGCGGCAGCTTCGCCCGCTCCACCTACCTCGCGGACAAACTCGCCATCCCCGCCGACATGGCGCGCGCCTTCTTCGGCCACGCCTTCAAGCTGGAGGACGGCCGCATCGTCGCCCACGACCAACACGGCGAGAAGATCTACTCGCGCACCCGCCCCGGCGAGCTGGCCGAGTTCGACGAGGCGCTGCAGACCCTGGTCGAGCGCTACCCGCAGCGCGACCGCATCCTGAAGGGCTCCGGCGCTTCCGGTCTGGACGCCGCACCGTCCGGCGCCACGCGCCCGGCCAGCCGCACGCTGGCCCGCCCCGCCTTCGACGCCCTGGCCCCCGATGAGCGGGCGCAGTTCATCCACGAGGGCGGCCGCGTGGTCGCCTGAGTCACGGCTTCCCGGCTTCCCCCCTCCGTCCTCTCCCACTCTTCAAGGAGCTTCCCATGGCCAACACCCTCAATGGCTTGATCCCGACCCTGTACCAGGCGCTGGACATCGTCTCGCGCGAACTGGTGGGCTTCATCCCCGCCGTCACCCGCAACTCCAGCGCCGCCCGCGCCGCGCTGGGGCAGGCGGTCACTTACCCGGTGGCGCCACCGGTCACCCCGGCCGACATCCAGCCCGGTGTCACGGCGCCCAACGACGGCGACCAGACCATCGGCACCGGATCGCTCACGATCCAGAAGTCGCGCAGTGCACCCGTGCGCTGGAACGGCGAGGAGCAGCTGGCCGTCGGCCACACCGGCCAGTACAACCAGATCCTGCGCGATCAGTTCACCCAGGCCATGCGCGCCCTGGTCAACGAGGTCGAGCGCGACCTGGGCGCCCTCTACGTGCACGCCTCGCGCGCCATCGGCACCGCCGGCACGCCCCCGTTCGGCGTCCCCAACGACTTCTCCGACTTCGCCAACATCCTCCGCCTCTTAGATGACAACGGCACCCCCGCCACCGACCGCCAGCTGGTGCTGGGCAGCGCCGCCATGGCCAACATCCGCGGCAAGCAGTCGGTGCTGTTCAAGGCCAACGAGGCCGGCACCGACGAGCTGCTGCGCCGGGGCGTGGTGGGCCGGGTCGAAGGGCTGGACAT